ATGCTGCCCGTGGCATGATGAGCCTCTACGCTGGCAAGCCACTGCACCTGCCCACCACAGAGTTTACTCAACAGGAGTGGGACGATGCCTTCCAAGAGACCCTTGCCACGGGACGGTACGTGTTCTTTGATTCCTTTGGATCAAACAACATTGACACCATTGTGGATACCATCAAGTACATGCGCTATGCCTGTGACTGTCGGTACATTTTCCTTGATCACATCTCCATCCTTGTCAGTGACCAGAGCGCAGGTGATGAGCGGAAGGCACTGGACGAGATAGCAACCAAGCTCAAGACCCTGACCATTGAACTGGACATCTGGCTAGGCATGGTCTCTCACTCCAAGCGTCCCGCTGGTAAGCCGCACGAGGAGGGAGGGCAGACCTCACTCTCTGAACTGCGCGGAACCGCTGGCATAGGTCAGCTGAGTAACATGGTGCTGGGACTAGAGCGTAACGGGCAGGACCCTGACCTGTACCGGAGGAACGTCACGCTGATCCGGGTGCTAAAGAACCGCTTCTCTGGCCTCACTGGTCCAGCCTGTCACCTGCACTATGACCGTGGAACAGGACGCTTGACACAGATAGACGATCCTGATACAGATACAGATACAGAAGTAGAAGCAACAGAGGCAGAGGACTTTGACGAGGTACTATAATGAAGCGACTGTTCTTGGATATAGAGACAGATGGATTCAACCCTTCCCGCATATGGTGCGTGGGTACAATACTACTGGAGGACAAGCAAGATGGCACTGAAGTTCAAACCCCTAGACTATTCACAGAGGGAGAAAGAGATAGCTTTGCAGATTATGCGGCACAAGCGGATAAGGTTCTTGGGCATAATGCTATTCATTTTGACTTTCGTATACTTGATCTTCTTTGGGGTGTACGTTTTCAGTCAGAACAGATGCTTGACACCATGGTTCTCTCTCAACTTGCAAACCCCACCAGAGATGGTGGTCACTCAATTGAGGCATGGGGTCAGCGGTTCAACTATCCAAAGATAAACATTGACGCTGAGAAGTTTTATCAGGGGTACTCTGATGAGATGGGCGAGTACTGTATGCAGGACACCAGAATATCTGTCAAGATATTCAAGCAGGTGAAGAAGGAACTGTCCTCCTTCTCTCCGGGGTGCATCAGACTGGAGCACAGTGTCAGGGCTATACTCTCTGAGCAGGAGTCCAACGGTTTCAAGCTGGACGAGCAGAACGCTTGTATGCTGGTGGCAGAACTGACCGATGAACTCAATACTATCAAGGAGCAGATGCAGGATACTTTCCCACCCACAGAGGTGCAGCTAAAGACAAAGACCAAGTACATCCCCTTCAACCCGGGGTCACGTAAGCAGGTGGCAGAGCGGTTGATGGAGATGGGCTGGCTCCCTGAGAAGAAGACTGACCTAGGCAATGTGGTGGTGGATGAAAGCATTCTCTCTGAGATTGACATGCCAGAGGCCCAACTGATTGCACGGTACATGATGCTACAGAAGCGCACAGCACAGGTGGACTCTTGGCTAGATGCAATCAACCCGGAGACGGGTAGGGTACACGGGAGAGTGATGACCCTCCGCACAATCACAGGACGCATGGCCCATGCCACTCCTAATATGGCACAGGTCCCGGCTGTGTACTCCCCCTATGGTCCAGAGTGCAGGAGACTGTGGGTCCCGGGCAACCCTAAGAAACAGAACCTTGTGGGTATAGACGCCAGTTCCATTGAACTCAGAATGCTCTGTCACTACATGAACGATCCAGAGTACACAGAGATTGTTGTCTCCGGTGACATACACACAGCCAACCAAGAGAGGGCAGGTCTAAGTTCACGCGCACAGGCCAAGACATTTATCTATGCTTTCCTCTACGGTGCAGGCGCTGCCAAGATAGGAAAGATCGTAGACGGCACAGCAGCAGACGGGCAGGACCTGATAGACAAGTTCCTAGAGGCCACCCCTGCTCTTCACACAGAGCGCCAGCGCGTGACCCTTGCAGCAGAGCGAGGGTTCATCAAGGGGCTGGACGGTAGGAGATTGTTTATTCGTTCCACTCACGCTGCACTAAACACACAGCTACAGGGTGCAGCTGCCATTGTGATGAAGCGTGGCTTGGTCATCTTCAACGACAAGCTACCAGAGGGTTCTCGCTTTGTTGCAAATGTTCACGATGAATGGCAATTAGAGGTTGACAAACCCCTGTCAGATATGGTAGGTACTCTTGGCATAGACAGTATCAAAGAAGCAGGAGAGTTCTACAATTTAAAATGCCCACTGACAGGAGAGTACAACGTAGGTTCCAACTGGGCAGAGACACACTAGAAAGGAGATGAATAGATGGATGCAGCTGGCATAGGTATTGCAACATTTTTAACAACCACTACGCTTTTTGGATTAGACAATCCAGAATTTGTTGAGAAAGTAGCAGAGCACCGAGAGCAAGGGTACACTTGGGAATACATAGGGTATACTCCTTGGACTCAAGAGGACTCACCCTCCATACTGATAGAACCGGGTGAAGGTTTCCCACCGTTTGTTTTATTTAAACTTACCGAGCCAGAGGAGTAGAAATGTCTGTAGCTTTAGATAACCACATTCTTGAGAAGAACGTAGCTGATCTTCAAGAGCAGTTACAAAAGTCTTACATCAGAAACAGTGAACTCATTGAGCAGAACAATGCACTAAAGAAAGAGCGTGATGCCATGATGCACCACAACCTTTCCATTGATGAGATAAAAAGAAAAGAGAACAAGAATAAAAAAGGCTTGACATCTTACATTGAAGATGCTATGAACTGTAACATCAAAACATTCCAGAATATTCTGGGTAAACTGAAAGGAGCTTAGAGACCATGCCAATTGTACAAGGTACAGCTTACTGGGCAAAACTTGATCCTAACAACCCCGCACAGAAGTATCAGACTACTTCTAGGGAAGATACCGAATGGTGCCTTGACCTTGGGTTGGATACCAAGGCAGTCAAGATGATTGAGGGCATGAACCCCTCTGCATCTGTCAAGGACGGTAAGAAGAAGAATCATGCCAGTGGTGGTCCATTCTTCAAGTTCAAGAAGAATGCCTTCACCCGTGACGGTAAGGCACTCCCTGCTCCGCGAGTGGTAGATGCACAGAAGAACGATATCTCTGGCACCGCCATTGGCAACGGGAGCAAGGTCAATGTTCTGTTCCGCGCCAAGGAGATGGAGCAAGGACAGTGGGAAGGTAAGAGCGTATTCTACCTAGACGCTGTTCAAGTGTTGGAGCTTGTCCCTTACGAGGGAGGAGCATCAGAGGACTTCAGTGCAGTGGACGGTGGCTACACTGGAGAGGAAGACTTTGCCACAGAAGATAATGGGTTGTAGGTAGAGTCAGTGACTAGTAAGATTAGCACTCTTCTGGATGACATAGGTTATCGTTTAGAAGAGGGGAGTGTCCCAGAAGAGGCTAATCTTGCTATCTTTTTGGACGAACTAAAGGAGGTAATGCAGAACTTTTTTGTTGAGGAGTCTAATCGGGACAGCACGGGTAAGCTGCGACTCTCAGCAGTGGGGAGAGAGGATCGAAAGCTCTGGTATGATTTCAACGGCTACGAAAAAGAAAAGCTAACAACTAGCCAGCGAATACGTTTTTGTCTTGGTCACATACTAGAAGCTTTCGTCCTCCTTCTTGCCAGAGAGGCTGGCCACACAGTGGAGGACTGCCAGAAAGAAGTATCTGTTGAGAAGGTCAAGGGACACATTGACTGTATCATAGACGGTGAGCTAGTAGATGTTAAGTCTGCCTCACCCTACGGTTTCAAGAAGTTTGTTGACGGTTCTATCATCAGAGGTGATGATCCGTTTGGTTATATCTATCAGCTTAGTTCCTACGGTGCTGCCCTAGGTAAAGAGAAAGGGTACTTCCTTTCCATTGACAAGAGTGGTGGTGATCTAAATCTACTACAGGTTCCCCTTACCAATGTTGATCCAGCTGAGAGAATATCCTACCTCAAGGATACGCTACCTGATACTGATCCTCCAGACAGGTGCTACTCAGAGATAGAAGAACCATCAGGTAATAAGAAACTGAGTTTTAATTGTAAGTACTGTGACTACAAAGTGGAGTGTTGGAAGGATGCTAATAATGGGGCAGGCCTGCGTAAGTACAACTACTCCAGAGGTCCAGAATACTTTACCTATGTAGCAAAAGAACCGAGAGTAGAGGAGGACTTTGTATAATGGCACAGCGCGCTGATCAATCTATTATATTATCCTATCAAGAATGTAAATTCTGTGGATCATCAGATGGATTTGTATACTATGATAGCCACGGTTACTGCTATCATTGCAATGAAGTTTGGTTTGGTGAAGACTATGACAAAGTACTGGAGGACATGAACGAAATGCATTGGACGTTTAGAGATGATAAGACACGGGTACCTGACCCAGAGAAATATTTTGGTTTTGTCTACATCATTACCAACAAGAAGAACCACAGAAAGTATATAGGGTGTAAGCAGTACTGGCAGATGCGTCACAGAAAAAGATATAAGCCTTCCAATTGGAAAGTCTATACCTCTTCTTCCAAGGAACTGTGCACTGACATAGAGAAGATTGGGAAGAGAAACTTTAAGTTTGAGATCATACAAGAGTACGAGACCAAGCGTGGTCTGCATTACTATGAACAGTACTATCAGATGAAGTACCATGTGCTCACCGCTGTACTGGAGGGAACAGATCAAAAGGAATACTATAACAAGAACGTAGGCGGTATTAGATTTTATTGTCCTCTGGAAACATATGAAGACCCTGCATATGTAAAGAAGCAAAGTGAAAAAGCTAAAGCTAGGTGGGATGATCCTGAGTACAGAACAAAAGCTACAAAGTCTCGTTGTAAAGGTCCTTATAAAATTACTTTTGACACCGGAAAAGAAATTGTAGTTGATAACTTGGTAGGCTGGGGAAAAGATAATAATTATTATGGCCATAACTTAATACAACTTGTAAACAAAAAACCCATGAAAACTATTAAAGGTAAAAAATATTATAGAAAAAGAGTGAAGGACATAGTAAAAGTAGAAAGAGTAGGAGAACAAACCAGTGACATGGGGAAGTAGCTATGAGGGTTCTTCCTTTGCTCTTGACTCTGTACTAGATGAGGGTATACATGAAGCACATTCTCCTGAGAGAGTTCTGTTCCTTTGTGTTATTCTTCAGCAGCTTCTGGATGCTACTAAACCTAATCATGTAAATGACAGTACCTATACATCTTTGACCAGAGAACAGGCAAGGTCATGGCTCACCTCTGAGGTAGGAGTAACGGCAGAAGATAAAGAAACTGTATGTTTTCTTGCAGGAATTGAACCAGAGGCCTTGACATCTTATGCAAAAAAGATTATAGATACAAAAGAAGTTACGTTTATACGAAAAAGGATCAACGCTATTCTACACGATCCAACGATTAAAGAGGAGATGAAAGAGTATGAAAATTCAGAGGAAACCTACAGAGAGTCAGGTGGGTGGTACGCACTACAAAGAGTGCAGAATCCAACCCGTTGAATATATTCATGCCAACAAGCTTGGTTTCCTAGAGGGTAACATAGTAAAATATATTACCCGCCACCGCACCAAGGGTGAAGGTGCCATGGATATTCTCAAGGTAAAACACTATGCAGACTTGATTCTTCAGCTTGAATATGATATGACCACTGAAGAAGATAACATCCTGCTTTCTCAAGAGGTGCACTCCACATGGAACCCAGACTCTACATAAGTGACGATTACATAATCTTTGAGGGAAAACCCGTGGCAAAGATATGGGACGGTGCCTGTGAGATAGCGGTCAAGAAGTTTGAATATTTTGTCCAAGACATAGAGGAGATTATAGAACATGACCCAGACCAAGACGAATGGAGAGATAACTCTACCAACTAACTATCAATCATTCATCCATATGTCCCGGTACTCACGCTGGTTAGACGAAGAACAGCGGAGAGAGACATGGGAAGAGACAGTTGACAGGTATCTGTCCTTTATGGTACGCCACCTTGGTGACAACTACAGCTATGATCTCTTTGGAAAAGAACTAGAAGAGCTAAGAAGTGCAATGCTCACGCTCAAGGTTCTTGGTTCTATGCGAGCACTGATGACAGCTGGTCCTGCGCTCAAGCGTGAGAACGTGGCAGGGTATAACTGTTCTTATCTTCCTGTTGATTCACCCCGTTCTTTTGACGAGTGCCTGTACATTTTGATGAACGGCACAGGTGTAGGCTTCTCTGTTGAGCGTCAGTATATCAATAGTCTGCCCACCATACCTGATCAAGAGTTTGAAAACACAGACGATGTGATCTCTGTTGCTGACTCCAAGGAAGGTTGGGCCAGAGGTCTGCGTGATCTTATCTCTCTTCTTTATACCAACCGTATACCCAAGATTGACACCAGCAAGATACGCCCTGCTGGTGAGCGGTTGAAAGTGTTTGGCGGTAGGGCTTCTGGTCCTGCACCTCTGGAGGAACTGTTTGACTTTACTATTCAAACATTCAAGAAAGCCAAGGGGCGTAAGCTCACCTCCATAGAGTGCCATGACATCATGTGCAAGGTCGGTCAGGTGGTAGTGGTAGGAGGCGTCAGAAGGTCTGCTCTGATCTCACTCTCCAACCTTACAGATGAGCGTATGCGTATGGCCAAGAGCGGAGACTGGTGGGTTGATAATCAACAACGTGCACTCTCCAACAACTCTGTCTGCTACACAGAGAAGCCTGACATGGGTATCTTTATGAAGGAGTGGCTCTCCCTGTACGAGAGCAAGAGCGGAGAACGTGGCATCTTCAACCGTGCATCTGCACAGGAGAAGGCAGCGTCCAACGGTAGGCGTGATGGAGACGTAGACTTTGGCACCAACCCCTGCTGTGAGATCATCCTACGCCCTTACCAGTTCTGTAATCTGTCAGAGGTTATCTGCAGAGCAGATGACACCGTGGCTACGCTGAAAGAAAAGATCAGGCTGGCCACCATACTAGGCACATTCCAGTCCACCCTGACAGACTTTGGCTACCTGCGTAAGCGTTGGAAGGATACCACAGAGGAGGAGCGTCTGCTAGGTGTGTCACTGACAGGTATCATGGACTGCCCTGCTGTGTACAATGCCAAGCCAGAGACACTGCAAGAACTGAGAAACATGGCTGTTAAGACTAACAAGAAGCTGGCAGAGAGGCTAGGCATCAAACAGAGTGCAGCGGTCACCTGTGTCAAACCTTCTGGCACTGTGTCTCAGCTTGTTGACGCAGCGTCTGGTATCCATGCAAGACATAACCCGTTCTATGTCAGGACAGTCAGAGGTGATAACAAGGACCCACTGACCATGTTCCTCAAAGACAAGGGTGTGCCATCAGAGCCAGACTTCACTGCACCTGACAGTGTAACTGTGTTCTCTTTCCCTATGAAAAGCCCAGAGGGTGCTGTGTGCAGGTATGACATGAGTGCCATTGAGCAGCTGGAACTGTGGCTCAAGATTGCTGACAACTACTGTGAGCACAAGCCATCTGTTACGATCTCTGTCAAGGAGCATGAGTGGTTAGCTGTGGGTTCATGGTGCTGGGAGCACTTTGATTCTCTCTCTGGTATATCCTTCCTCCCTTTCTCTGATCACTCCTACAAGCAGGCACCGTATCAGGACATTGAGAAAGATATCTATGGTGGTATGATAAAGAAGATGCCGCCTGTCATTGACTGGACAGAGCTACAGGGATATGAGAGGGGTGACACAACCAGTGGATCACAGGAACTGGCTTGCACTGGTGGTGTATGTGAAGTTGTAGACATAGGAGCATAAAGATCATGTACAAAATAGTAATTATAATGTTTCTTCTGAACCCTGCTGCTGTTGAAGATGCTCTGGAGGTAAACTTTAAGCACGGTAAGGTGCTAGAGTTTTCAAGAATAGAACATTGTTATGAACACATACACAATAATCTAGCAGAGCTTAAAGAGTTTGCTGGGTTAGAGTATGGACCTGATGTTCCTGTTAAAAGTATCAACTGTTTTAAAAAGAATGTAGGAGTGTAAGAGAATGACATCGTATATAGTTGAGATGCAAGAAGATATGGCAGAGTCATTGACCTGCGCCTTTCTAAAACAGATCAAAAAAGACACCGCTGATGGAGGTATAATGGAAGCCTGTGATATTATTCTTACCTATCTAAACCCTGTTAAAGAGTTTTCTGACTTTGGGTTTACAGATAGTTTTGATTCAAAGGCAACGGAGTCACTGAAATGAGGCAGTTTATATTTGATTGTTGGGACGGTGTGATGAACGCAGAGTTAAATCCCTTGAAAAACATAAAGGACTTGCAGGTAAGACATCTAGTTCTACAGACACTTGCTTGGATGTGGTGTATTACATTCTCAATTATGATAGGAGATTTATTATTCTTTGGATATACTCTTATTGCACACACCGTTCTTATAGCTGCCATAGTCATAACTGTGAGCACGTTTGAAACTGCCAGAAGAAGTCCTAACAGTTTTAACTTTGTAAAGAAATATCATACTCCCTCTAGAAGCCGCTATCAATGGTACAAAGGTAAGAAAATAATTTACTCAGAGGGAGACCCCGGTGGAGAGCATGAGTGAAAGAGAGAGACTGGCTAACAATTATTATAAGTTTAGTATTGACTAGCTACGTTGCCTATGTTATAGGTGCAGCTGTAATCAACACTGTATGCGGAGGATGTTTAGTAGAATGAACGGTATGGAAGTCACACTGATAGACCACATGGGTTCTGACCTCTCAGTGGTAAACGCTGCCAGAGTTTCCTTCAACAAGGAATCAGACTGGGAGAACATCACTCCTGCTGGACCTGTCAGAGATGTGCTAAAAGAATCAGATGAGAAGTTGATAGCTTACCTTGCCAAGCACAACCACTGGACACCCTTTGCCCACACCTCTCTTCAGTTCAGGATCAAGGCTCCTATCTTTGTGGCCAGACAACTTGGTAAACATCAGGTGGGGCTAGTCTGGAACGAGATCAGCAGGAGATACGTTGACTATGAACCAGAGTTCTACTTCCCAGAATACTGGAGAGGTAAGCCAGAGAACAAGAAGCAGGGCAGTTCAGATAAGGTTATTGATATTAACCCTGCTACAAAATCAGGACCGTCTCTATTAGATAATTATGAACAAGCAATTAGAAGGTGTATGTGGGCTTACGATGACCTACTCAGAAAAGGTGTAGCACCAGAGATGGCAAGGATGGTTCTCCCCCAGAGTATGTTTACTGAGTGGTACTGGACAGGTAGTCTTGCTGCCTTTGCCAGAGTGTGTTCTCTCAGGGTTAAGTTAGATGTACAGGAAGAGACCAGAGACGTTGCATCTCTGATAGATGTAGAGTGTGAAAAATGTTTTCCTGTTTCTTGGAATGCGCTCTTATATCCATTGTCACTTTAAGTAAAGCTTCCGTAGCTCAACTGGATAGAGCAACAGACTTCTAATCTGTAGGTTGCAGGTTCAAGTCCTGCCGGGAGCGCCAACAACATAGGAGATAGGCGGTGAAGTTATACACAACTGATGAGGACTTTGATACACTACATCTAGCAGCAGACAAAGCTAGAAAGAATGCCAAAGAAGTAAAAGTTCCTAGACAGGCACTTATAAATCTACTTATGGATCATGGACATTTAGTAAAGTTAGTAAAAGAATTAGGCGGTGATGTGGATTTTAGTTGACTTTACATATAAGATATGGTATTATTCGTAATATAGTAGAGAATGCTTTTGGTTCTCTACATTCTAACTGAGATGCCGAGTTGTCGGGTCTCTTATAACTTGCTGAAAAGGAGTGTAGTACTATGAATGACTATAACTTATCTATCTCTAATAAATTAACCTCTGCTATGTTTGACAGAATGCTAGGCATGAACAACCTAGTCTCTGCTCTCAACAACATCAGTTATGAAGATAACAAGTATCCCCCTCATAACGTATACAAAGACGGTGAAAACTATGTGGTGGAGATTGCTCTTGCTGGATGGGAAGAGGATGATATCTCTGTCATTGTAGAGAACCTTGAACTTACCATCAAGGGTGAGAAGCAAGACTCAGAGGCAACTGAAAAGCACATGACTTACAAGGGTATCTCTTCTAAAAACTTTAGTAAGAAGTTTATCCTTGCACCTCACTACGTGGTGACAGATGCCACGTTCAAGAACGGTCTACTGACCATTGAAGTCAAACATTTCCTACCAGAAGAACTAAAACCTAGAGAGATTAAAATCTCTACCTAGAGCATATCTCTGCCCATGTTTCATTATGGGTAAGAATAGTTCTGGCTGTGGTTGGAGTGAGGACATCCTCTTCATGTACAAGGATGGGCTTCACCCAACTGCAGTTACTTTGGGAGGCCCCAACGCTTATGCAGCTGCTCAGAGACAGCATCACTATTAATGCGGTCAATCCTTCTTTCAACTTCATTAGCTTTCTCCACTATCTCTGCTTCTTTCTCTAGTATATCTACCTGTGCAGACTTCTTCCCTGCTCTATAAGCAAAGAGCATAGGTATAACCTTGGTAATAAATCCTATGATGTTACCAAAGAGAGAAAGCATCAGGCGTCAATCAGTTGGGTGCGGTCCATCAAGTGGATGCTCATTTTTTGGCTTCATCTACTTTTTCCGTAGAACCTTCAGCTACCTTGACCTCAATCTTTTCAGCTGATTTCTCTCCAGTCTGTTTTGCTTTACCAAAGGTGAGAGAGGCCCACTCAAGAACCTTGTAAGCTTTGCCTAACCAAGAGTCAGGATCAGGAGTCTTAGTGCCACCTACAATTACACTGGCCACCACAACAACACCTAATACTGCTTCAATAATTTCTGCCTTGTGCATAAGAATAGTTTCAATCATCGTCCAGTATCTCCTGTGTAAATTTATTTGCTCCAGTTATTATATCATTCTTGATATACTCTAAGACAAAAAGAAGTGACGTTGACTTTATGTTGCCAGCCATCACATCCTCTGCCAGATCACCGTCCTTAAACATAAGGAGGACAGCACCATCAATGCTTTCTTCTTTCACTCTTTCTTCAAGAAGAGTAACACATTTCTTCAAATGCTGCAACGCTTGCTCTCTGCCCTCTTCATTCAAGCTACCATCTGGGTTTAGAACTGTTGAGTTTGTAAACTTAATTACATCCCCCATTGTTGATACCCCTTCCATGGTTCTGGTTTTTCAATATCCCATATCTCTTGACCCATTCCTGCGCCCTTGAACTGTAGGTCTAGGTCCATATCCTTACAGGTCTTAAACAACTTCTCTAGGTCCTGTGCACCTGCCAGTAGCTCTCCTGTTGTCCAGAAGCTCTTGTCTCCCACAGATACATTTAGATACTTTGGCTTACCTTCTTCATCCAGAGCCTTCTGGTCCTCTTCAGAGGGGTCCTTCCCAAGGCTCATGTCAAAGCCATAGAGATGGAATTGCCTGAACCCTATGGTGTGTCCAATGCCAATGGTCCTGAGACCAGCGTTGGTCCCTCCGGTGATCATCAGTGCATCTTGTCCTGATCCTTCGATACCTCCTTTGACAGCTTGAGAGAAGGCGTGCCAGCCAACGAGGTGAGCACCCTTATCTTGTAACAGGTCCACCACAGATGGATCAGTCATGGACGCTACCCAGAAGTGAGTGCGTGGGCTGATGCTTTCAAAGAGTGTGCTCCTGACCACGCCGTGAGTAGACACACCCTCCACTGGTCTTGGATCAAGCAGGGTACATGCCCAAGGCACAAGCCCGTTGTCCATCAGGACAGGCAGAGAATGCTTGACACAGACAACCTTGACAGTCTTGTTACCCTCCTCCAACATCTCTTTATCTTCTTTGATCTGAGCAACATCCAGAGAGGGACCAGCAGATACAACAAAGATAATCTCGTTATTGATCCTGCACTTCTCATCAATCCACTTGTCAATCTTTGTTAGATTTGCTTTGATGTTGTTCTGAATATCATCAGAAGGTACGCAGTCCTTGGGCGTTACAATGATAGGAACTCTGGCCTTGAACTTAGGCAGATCAGGATCAAGGACCAAACCTAGGTGTGTAAACCCACCACCCTTGACAGGATCGTTGGAAGGTATGACGTACACATTGGCATCTTCTCTTTCCTTGATCTCCTCTGTCCAGAGTTTATTGACACCTCTGTGCTTCTCCTCTGGCCAGTTGTCATTGTCATCCTTACTAAAGTAGTCATCTAGAACAACAACCTTGTTGTGCATCAGCTGATGATAATCGTGTGATACAGTTTCATAGGAGTGGCCACCGTCAATGAACACAAGATCAGCCACAGGCTTGTCTTTCAGTGTCTCGTTGGTATCACCTTCAACCAGCTTGAACTCAAAAGTCTTACCCTCTTTTGCTTTCTCCATGGCATACTCTGCCAGCCGCTCTGACACAGCCTCTGCAGTGTTGGTTGCTTTGGAGTTGAACTCTTTCTCGTTCATCTCTGGCGTGGTTGTACCAAATAGATCATACCCTACATAGGTTACATTGTCATGGTAATCAAAGGCAGCGTCTGCCATCTGTATGGCTCTACCTCCATTGTATGTACCAGTCTCAATAAAGCTGCTACACTTGTAGAAGTGAATCATCTCACTGATCTGTTTGTATCTCTTGTGATGTTCAAGACTTACATCTTTTGTCTTCAGGTTACCCTTGAAGTGTTCCATTTTCTCTGACAGAACAGAGGAACTAAAGGCATTAAGATCAGGAACATCAGGCGTCAGGTTCAGTGCTTTCAGTCCATGGTACTGGTGCAGCTTGAGCAGACGTTCAAAGATAAAGCCATCGTGCCATTCTCTAAAGGCAGTCACCTCACAGTTGTCATAGGTCTCTCGTAAATCAGCTAAGAAATCTTTAGCAGGTCTACCCTTGAGATTGAAAGCAACAAAAGATGTCTCACTATAGTCAGCAGCTGTGCGCCCCAGATGTACAACGTCATACTGTTCATCGCATACAGAATCAAGGAACTCTTTGGTCACAGGAGAATGTGTTATGGTATCTGCATCTAACCAGATAAGCCAATCCTTATTCTGTAGCATATGAATATCAGAGGCAGTCTCTGTCAGAGCGTAGACCTTGTGACACCACTTGATAGCATCTAGTCTCCAGTTGTAGTCAATGCGGCCACCCTCTGTGCCGTTGTGCACCTCCATCTTTTCTCTGTAGTTCAGCATATCTTCTACGTTGTTTAGGTTACAGTAATTGATGCGCTGAGATGGAATGTTCAACTCTTCAAACCTGAGATAGAAAGCTGGCTCTCCAAAATCGTGGAACCAAGCATGTAGTTTAATG